CCCCTCTCTATTCGTCTTTCTTTCAACATCTCTATACCAGCGAGTTGTTCTTCCTCTGTTCTATTCCGCCAGCCTTGTACTTCTTTCTTGGTGCGCTGGCAACCTAGACAGTATCCTTCATCATCATAGCTACATACGCTGATGCATGGTGAGTGTTTAGCCTTTGGCATTGATTTATACTCCTATTGATTTCTTGAGGAAAGTTATTCATTTACCAGCCCATCATCATCTTAGTTTCTTCTGATACGCTATCCATAGTGAATGGGGGATCAAATGTGGTAATTACTTCTACATTATTAATCTCTTGATTCTTGTATCCCGCATCTGATATACTTTGGACTATTTCATCTGCAAACCCACACCATGCGCTTGTTAATGTATGTGTTATCTTAACCCATTTGTTTTCTTGGTCGATATCTATATCATATATCAGTCCTAGATCATATACGTTGATGCTGATCTCAGGGTCATATACTTCTCTTAGGTTGGCGATTATATGGTCTTTGTCAATCATTGAACTGCAACCTACCATCCTTCAGCTGTTCATCTATCTGGTCAGAGAGGATATCACCCATAAGGTCTACGAATGATTGATTCTTGAATTCATCCCATTCTCGTCCAGCATTGTCCAGTATCTCAAATTCCCATTTCAGTGCTGCTTTGTCTTGATGTTTGATCTTCTCTGGTATACTCACAGAGGTGTATCCCCATGCAACATCCTTATATTCACCCTCTAGCATCACCACAGCGGGGTGGTCATACCCATCCTTTGTTATAAATGCATATTGGTCCTCATTAATTTTTTTCATTTCCATACCCTCTCTAGTACGTTGTATTCGTCTATTTTCTGCTCTTCATACCGATCTGGTGTGATTTTCCACCAGACTATGCCGATTGATACCCTATTTCCCTCGTATGGTTGTACCCTATGTGATATAGTCGCATCGAAGTATATCAGTCTATTGGGTATTGGCTCGAATGTTGTGGTACATTTCCAATCTGATATAGGGCCCGTACCACCTATCTCAAGGTGGCCACCACTGTTCGGTGACCTCATGTAATAGATAAATGTACTCTCAGGGAGTTGATTTATGGGATATTCGTCACAATAGGATAGAATGTCGTTATGCCACACAGGGTCTACTGGGCGCACGTTATACCATGCAGTTGCACCCAATGCAGGTTCTTTTACATAGTTATACGTTGAATGTACCAGCTTTGTCAGTGGATTGGTGTCGGGGTTCGATGCAGCACCTATCCAGTGTACCTTTGCATACTCAATATGAAGGTTATTCAGTGCATCCACATGATCCTGTTTCAGATATCCATCAATGATTTTCATCCTCTATAGGGCCTCTTCGGCCTATTGTCAACCCATTTCTTTGGGCCCTCTGTCCAATACGCTTCATTTACGCTTGCATTCCACCATCCAGCAACAAGTGCAGTGGCTATAGTATATCCGCCTTCTTCTCTCAGGTGTATATACCACTTATACCATAATGCGGTCATCCTATGGTGTATCCATTCATCTTCATCCATACTGCCCATACGAGGAACATCGATGTGAATACCAGCAATCCCCACACATACCACGGATTATTCATACTTGCCATCCTGTCCCAAACTCTGTCTTGTCAAATGTGGGAGTATCGAAGTCATCTGTCTCCTCTGTTTGATTAGAATCTGATAGGCCCTTCTGCTCATTCTCATTCAGGTCATACAAGCGCATTCTTGCACGGTCAATTCCTATGACAAATCGTTTGTTTGTGGTTGGGTCATTGTATCGGTTCTTCAGTTGTTTTACTGCGATTTGATTAACCGCGTCAAGTTCTTCGTTAGATATGAGTGCGAACATGAGGTCAGCCGTAGCTGGGAGTCCAAAACTCTCACTAGTATCTTCCAGACCCACATCCGAGTTACTAAACCCGCTTCTTGTTGTTTGCGTAGCTGACATAATTGGGACGTTAGTTTCAACTGCAAGTCCTCTAAGTTCTTCAGCAATCGATTTGATATACATATAAGAGTTGACATTTGCTGCTCCTTTAAATCTTGATGATGCACAGATATTTAAATAGTCTATGAAGATGATATCTGGCTTGAATGATTTCTTGATCGCCAGTTCCTTGATCAATCCGCGAAAGTGCGCGGAATGCGCGGATGCAGTAGGATATTCCTTGATAACCAGCTGCCCATTCGTTTCCTTGATGATCTTATTTATCTTGGAGTCATACATCGACTTGGGTAAATCATGCAAGTCTTCCATAGACACGTTCATGAGGTTTGCATCTATCCGCTCTGCAATGCGTTCTTCCGCCATTTCCAGTGTGATGTACAGGACGTTCTTGCCTTGGTTCATACAGTTGGCTGCCATGTGACACATGAACAGGGATTTACCCACGCCTGTACCCGCAAGTGCGATGTTCAGTGTCTTGGGTGGTAGTCCACCCTTGGTAATACGATTAAAGAATTCCAGATCAAACGGAATCTTCTCCTCTATCGTATGGTAGTAGTCAAATCGGGCATCTGCATCCAGAAGGTAATCATGGCCAACGCTATTATCGAAACCCACAGCAAGGGCATCTGTGAGAATAGATGGAATTGCATCTGCACCTCGTTCTTTATCTTTTCCATCAATGATTTGAATTCCTTCAACAATCGCATTGTATACCGCCTTATCCTTGCAGAACTTCTCAGTGGTATCAACCAACCAATCAAAGTTCACGTCTTTGTCATTCTTTAACTCTTTAACCACATCCAACACACGCCGAATGTCACTCTCGTTCAAGTCCCGCCGTGTGTCAATCTCAATCTCTAGAGTTGACTTGGTGGGCAGTGCATTGTATTTCTCTACGAATTTCTGTATCTCTTCAAATACGATGCGCTCAGTACGGTCACCAAAGTACTCCCCTCGTATAAAGGGAAGCACCTTTCGTGCATACTGCTCATTACCCACCAGCTCTGATAAGGTCGTTCTCTCAATTGTCTGCATACTCATTAACCTCTATCTTACATTCATTGAGGAAATCTAATCCCTCAGTGTTCTTATATGGGTGCGTATAATACACCTCTACTATACCTGATGAGTATAACAGTTTAGCACAGGAAAGGCAAGGGACATGTGTAATAAATGCAGTTGCGCCCTCACCTGACTCGTTACTTCTTGCGAGCTTGGTGATTGCGTTCTCTTCTGCGTGTAGAACTTCTGGTTTGGTAACGAAGTCCTCATCTTCGCATACATTGGTCCACCCACTGGGCATACCGTTATACCCAATGGATATGATGCGATCATCCTTGACAATCACACAACCCACCTTGAGGCGTTCAGCAGTGCTACACTCTGCATAGTTAAATGCAGACCTCATATGTGCCCTGATATGTTTGTCCTTCATATTAGTTGAGTCGGTTTGCTTTCCTCAACAGGGATGCAAGGATATTACTCCAAAACTGTTTACCCCAACAAGAATTAACCTCCTGTAGAGCTTTACGAGCATTCCCTATTCGTCTGTTTATATCCATCACTTCTAAGTTTGTCATCTTCTCTACCTTCCATGTCTTGCATTCTAATAACCATGTCTTCAAACAGGTTGAAAAACGAACCAAGTCTCTTTGCCTCGTCTTCCTTTGGCACACATAGTGTTTCAATCCTAGTGTTCTGTTCTGCTATGCTAGTCCGTGCAGTTAAGCATGACTCCATAGATGGCATCTCTACCTCATAGTCTACACCACCTAGTGCAGACACAATCAACAGTGCTTTCATCATTTTACATCTTCTCCTTCAAGGGTAGTCCAACCCGTCATTCCACACACATACTTATCCTTACCAACCAACACCATATCACCAACGCTTGTGCTGCGACATGTCTTTTCGGTGCAGAGTGATGTCACACCTTCATTGCGCCACCAACCATCGTTAATGCTGTTGGTCTTGACGAATGCAATCTCCAACTTCTTCCGAAGGGGGAGTGATGCCTCAACCTCTACAAATGCAATCGTGTTAGGCACTTCCTCAAAGGCAGCGTGTATCACAGCCACCTTCTCAGTTATCTCACCTAGCCACGTCTTTGTTAATGCGTCAATCTTATCCATAATACCCTTCTTCCGTGTAGTAACCGATTTTACTCTTTTTGGTCCAAGCGTCTATCTCACTCGCGCACATCCAAGTAGTAGAACCATTGTCCCATTCGACTTTGACTTCTTTCTCAGCAGGACCAACATTGAAACACTCAACAGCGACAACCTTACCTTCCCACAGTGGCTCGTAACCACCAAAGTCACCAATGATCTTCGTACCTAGTGTCACTTCGTCATTCCACTCTTCTGTTTCGAAGAAACGGATATCTGCATCCGTGGTGAATGGGTCAGTATTCTCAGCAATTGCTGTTTCAATGCGTTTTTCGAGGGTCATGTCTGTTTCCTTGTTTCTCATCTTATATCCTATATTACCATATGGAATATGATTTGTCAATAGCTAATTTAGGCTGCTTCCTTCATAATTTCTTCACACAATTCTAGAACTTCTTCCTTAGTAAACCTTGCAAAAGCACGCCGATAGTCCGCCACCCGCTCCCTACAGACACTCATCTTGATACCAATTGTATCATCTGGTGCTTTACCATTGTCTTTCCCCCAAGCACCGGCAGTAGGAGTATCAATTACCCAACGGAGATATTCCATCATGCGAGGGCTAACCCGACGAGTCCGCCCCGTGCTTTCCATATATCGTTTCTTCATAACAACCTCTTTGTTTCTCATCTTATATCCTATATTACCATATGGAATAGGATTTGTCAATAGCTAATTTAGCCCGTAACAGCGAATATTTCTGCATCGCTGTCATACAGGTCGAACACCTTGCCGACTAGTTCACGTTTCCCTGCCTTGGGAAAGTCAAA